TTTAGTCTTAGGATTAGGCGCTGGCGCTTTGAGATTGCTGCCAGTTTCTCGATTGTACTTCTCGCGCCCTTTAGCCGTCAAACCAGCACCTTTGGACACTGGCAACTTTTCACCGCGCCCTACTGACAAAGAGACACTTTTCTTTGTAGCCATAGTTATGATCCCATCCAAGAAGTTGCTACAGCCGTGCGGTCAGAATATGCGCGAGTTCTTTCCTTCGCAGCATATTCTCTATGAGCCACAGGAAAGGCAAAAGTAACGGCCAAAGCATCGGCTGCATCAGGTGAAGCGATACCTCGTGCTTTCATTTCCTTCTTACCTTCCAAAAAGATAGTACCTGCGGAATTGGGCTTTTTAGTCGGCCCTGTGAGGTCAGCTTTGAGCTGTCTGTCGGTAGGAATCGAGGCTGACCTGAGCCATTCGCGCATCATACCCCACATCTCAGCTCTTTTGTTACCCCACATTATGGGGTTTTTCGCTTTCCAAGCAAAGTTAACCCCGCGCACTTTGTACCGCTGCTCGGTTAATCTGTCAAGTATCCCGTATCCGAGGCCACCCTCGTCAATCACGGTCAAAACAGGCTTGTACTCCTCGATGGCTTCAATGACGTGACCGACAACGCTCATGGTATCTTCACCTTTGTAGCGTTTGATGGCCACCAAGTCACGCCCTTGGCGCACCACGATGACTGTTGAGTCCATACCCCCGCGAGCTGGGTCAACACCGATGACAATCGGGGCTGTCAGGTCTTTGTATTTAGGTCGTTTGAACGCATCTTCGACCACAACGGGCGAGATGAACTGGTCTTCGCCGGCGGCGGGGAACTCGCCATAGACCTCGATGCGGGCTTGTATGGAGTCTTCACCGTATTCGGCAATAATCTGGTCGTAGATGCCTTTGTCCGTGCCCTCGACTGTGCGGGCATCAATGATTTCAGTATCCCAGAAGTCCCGTTTGGCGTTGAAACACTCGAAGAAGTACCCGGTGTTGCGCCGTGGGTTACTAAACGCAAACCAATACCTGTCCAAAATCTTCTCGGTAAAGAAGCCTGAAGCCACCGACCAGATAGTGTCTGGAATACCTGATGCTTCGTCAAAAATTACCATCATGCCATCGTGGTTGTGGACACCGGCATACGAGTCTGGGTTCTCTTCAGACCAGAGCTTCCCCTCAGCGGCCCAGTAACGAGTACCCTTCTTCAGATCCCGCTCAACCAGATCGGTCAGCCACTGCGCCGGCACGAGTTTGGTAGCGCTTGGTTCCCACCAGTGCGAGTTGATCGCCATGGTCGCCCACTTGGTCAGCTCACCCCAGGTTACTGTGCGCAGCTGGTTCTCACTGTTAGCCGACACAATTACGCTACTACCTATCCGAGTGGTCAGCATCCACAAGATCAACCACGACACCAGCGCCGACTTACCAATCCCACGACCAGACGACACAGCTCTTCTTAGCGCATCCATGTCCATCTGCCCACGGTTAGTTTTAATGTGATCGGCAATCTTGCGTAATGTCCTGCGCTGCCAGGCTCGCGGGCCTTTAAAGTGTTCGAGAGGGGTGCTCTTCTGCCCCCATGGAAACGCAAAAAGCACAAAAGTCTCTGGGTTGTCTGCAATCTGTGAACTCCACAGTTGACTCATCAGCACCTGCTCGTCTTCTGGGGAAAACTTTAACGTCTGCATTTATTTCGCCTCTATATCAGTTACATCGGCCAAATCAATCACCCTGGCATTCGCCGCTTCGATGGCTGCCAGTATCGAGATCCCACCAGTCATCTCAATGTTAGTGGTCGCTCCGTACTTCTTGCGATTGTGCGCACCCATGAGCCACTTACGTGTATCGATCTTTAAGCGGCTACGGTTCACATCTTCGAGTGTGTCATCCGCATCGGCAATCTCTATGATCTCGCCGGCCATGAACTCGGTGCGCATCTCTTGGGCTTCATCAAACAATTGCTTACGGGTCGGGTCTTTCTTGATCCACCGGTAAAAGTCGTTGTAGTCGATGTGCCGCTGGTCATCATTGAGCACCTGCGACAAGGACTTGCCGTGGGCAACCTCATCGATGACTCGCATGAATACATGCTCATACTGAGCCAATACCAATGACTTCACCGCAGGGGGTGATTTGGCAAGCGTGCGAGGCGCAGGGTCTAACCAGTCTGGTATTTCGATTTTGTTGTCGCTGGTCATTGTGACATTTGCGCCTACAGGATCGGGATTTAATGATTCCATAGTGCTGTGGATCATAACGGGGTTTTGGGATGTGTGCAACTGTGGGATAGCGGAACCCAATGGGTAACGGGTTAATTTGAAAAAATAAAAAAAAATTGTTCGTGATACCTCCCAGTCTTGGCCCCCTCGGCCATCGGCCCTACCCGGCCCCATCGCGCAACTGGCACGGATCCTGCTTTGCGCCGCCGGCCATCGCGGGCCGCCGGCCATCGCGCCGCCGTGAATCGCTGGCCGCCGTGGATCCCAGGCGCAGGCCGCCGCCGGTGAATCGATGCGGCCATGTTACCCGCTGGGTGAATCAGTGGCCACAAAACCCAGCGGGTTTGCTGGATCGCAGGCCATGGGCACGGGAACCCAGCGGGTGAGGGAATAACCCAGCGGGTTCGCAGGTTCGCGGGATCGGGGGCCACTGGTACAATTGTGACATCGCGCAGGCGAGGGGGCCGATTGATACTTTTTGAAACAGCACAAGAAATCCGGAAATCCAGAAACCCTCTCCCTTCTGTAAGTCACAAGTGACGCACCAAGGGAAGCAGGGAAACCCAGAGGGTTAGGGAAAGCACCTAGTAAATAATTTCACCCAGTGGGTTGACATTCGATAATTCCGTGATAACCTAGCGGCTAGCCCGCGAGGGTGAACCCAGTAACCCGTAACAGTAAACAAGGAACCATCATGAACAAATCTGAAATCCGCGAAGTACAAAAGATTAAACAGTATCACGCCGCCGGCTTAGGCCTTGATTTTTGTGCGCGTGCATTGTCTGCCCTGATCCGCTCAGCTCGTACCAATAGAAGCAAAATCGAATTGTCACGGGTGGCCGCTGATATCGGTTGCCAACGTCACCCTGAATTCATTTGCTAATTAACCCGGCCAGGCGCGAAGCCTGGCCACTGTAACCCGTAACCTGGAGAGATCATGCTAATTGAATTCACAACAGATCGCACATATGACGGCCCCCAGCGAATCACCGTAAAAGTGGAAAGCATTGTTTTTGATGCTGACTTTCCCGGCTTTGCTGATGTGACGGCCACATTCAAAGATCATTCGCGCCACATCATGGGCCGGGTGTTTCTGCCCGTTATGCCCGAGAAATTCACGCCGCAGCAGCTGCAGCGGGAACTAATGGCCGCATACGATGCGACTCAATACGAACAACTGTAACCCTGGAGAATCAAATCATGAAACACGCACAACACTACATCGAATTAAACCCCGAAGCCCTGCCCGCTGAGGAACCCTCAGATCTGGCCATCATTGCCGGGGCCGTGGCTTTGCTGGCCGGCCTGGGCTTTGTCCTTATCGTTTTGTTTTCACTGTAACCCGTAACCGTAACCCTGGAGAATCTAATCATGAAAAACGAAAATCCCGTATTGCTGGCCGCCGCCGTTGATCGCCTGGCACTGATCAAGGCCCAGATTGCCAACTTGAAGGCCGAAGAGGATCAGATCAAAGCCCAGCTGATCGAAGCAGGCCAGGCGGCCATTGAAGGCCACTTGCACCGGGCCGCCGTGAGCTTTTGCCCTGGCCGCGATGTAACCGACTGGAGGGCCATCGCTGAGCACTTCGCGCCATCGCGCCAACTGATCACGGCGCACACGGCCACCGGCGCAGCGTTCTACACTGTGCGCGTAAGCGCTCGCAAAGCATAAGGGGCAGGCCATGAAACCGATTGTTTATTACACTGATCCTGGTCACGGTTGGTTCGCCGTGAAACGTGCTGAGCTGGCCGCCCTGGGGATCCTGGGCCAGGTTTCGCATTATTCGTATGAGAGGGGCCGCACTGTTTACCTTGAAGAGGATTGCGATGCGACACTGTATTTCACGGCGCACAAGGCCGCCGGCACGGTTCCCGCGTACATCGAGAAACACACCGACAAGCGCCACCCGATTAGATCTTATGCAACATTCAAGGCCTGATCATGAACCTATTCAATCAATTTATCACTGACACTTTTGTAACCCGTAACCGTAACCCTGGAGAATTGAAAATGCATGAATACGAAGACACTGATCAAGATTTTGCGGAATTCACCGAAGACGATGAGCGAGCGCTGGCCGATATGGAGCGCGAGATCCGCACCGAAGCACGCAAAGCCCAGATCCGCGAACAACGTGAAAAGCTCGAAGGGGGCCAGGCATGAAATACCATTTCATTTTGAAATCTGCGAACAGCAAAACCGGCCCGCTGCCCGTCACCTATTCCCAGCGGGAAACCTGCCCAAAAAGCTGCCCCCATTACCGGGCCGATTGTTATGCCGAGGATTACTATACCCGCATGAGCTGGGATAAAGTGGCCGAAAGAGGGGGCACGCTGGCCCAGCTTTGCGAATCAGTGGCCGCCCTGCCCGCTGGCCAATTGTGGCGGTTTAACGTGGCCGGGGATCTGCCAGGCGCAGGCGAAGAGGTAGACGCCGCCGCCCTGGGGGAAATTGTGGCCGCGAACACTGGCCGCCGCGGGTTCACATACACGCACAAGAAAACCCCGGAAGCGCTCTACTGGGCACAATGCGCCACTGACTGGGGTTTCACCGTGAACCTGAGCGCCGACGATGCAGGTGAGGCCGACGCGCTGGCCGCCGTATCCAATGCGCCCCTTACCTGCATCGTGCCCATGGATACACCGGAAAAGACAGAGACACCCGAAGGCCGGACAATCATTGTCTGCCCAGCTCAAACCCGCGAGGATATAACCTGCGCCACCTGCGGGCTTTGCGCCCGTGCAGATCGCCGGGTAATCATTGGTTTTCGCGCCCATGGATCCAGGGCAAGAGTAACTGATGCGCTGGCCCGGCGCGTTATTCCTATTTTGAAAGGTTAACCAATGACACACTACGATAAAACCCGCGTAACGTTTCACCGCGGGAATGCATTTTCTCCCGAGGGGATCGAAATCGAACCGTTCGCCATGTTCACAATGACCGACCTGGCCGACCGTGAATTGATCGATGCAATATGCGCCCTGGTGCGCGAACACACCAACAAAGCGCACGCCGATTGCTGCAATATTAGAATTTTTACCGAAGATTGGGATTGTTAAAAATGAAAACCTACATAGCATTAATTGAAACAGATCAAATAACCCGTATTTTTGTTAAATACGAAGCGTATAGCAGCAGCGAAGCCCAGGCTTATGCTTTAGACGATATCAAAAATAATCAACTTTTAATTTCAATATGGGAGCAGGTTTTATGATCAACCTTGAAAATCTAACGGCCACCGAAGCTGAAGCCCTGGCCTATTCTGAGGGGTTCCCAGGCACGGCTAGGCAATTTGCCAGGATCGCCGACCTGCAGCGAGCACTAGGGCAGGCCGTGGCCGCCCTGGAATCCATCGCTGAGAGTAACAGCGACACAATGAACGCGAAACAGCGCCGGGGGGCCGCCGCCGAAGCCCTGGCCACAATTGACCAGATCGTTAACCTATGGGAGATCGAGCGATGAATCATACTGAAGCAGATTACATAAACGCTGGGTTCCAGTATGAGCGAGCGCGAAGCCCTGACGCTGCCCGGGCCGTGGCCCAGCGCCTGCGCTCGATGCTATCCAGTGAGCGAATCGATTTTCAAACTGAGGCCCGCCGCCTGATCGAGCAGGGCCGAGCTGAGGCCAGGCTATCGGCGGCGCAGACATGAGCGCCCTAATCGCCGCCGCTATCTTTGCCCTAATCGCCGCCTTCTGGGATCTGTAAGCCCTGCCCTAATCCACCCCCAGCAAACCCGCTGGGGGCTTTTCTAACCCTAATTCTGAGGATCCAATGACACAATTCGAAACCGACCTGCTGGCCTTCACTGATCGCCAGGCACTGAGCGAAGCACGGGCCGCCGGCCTGCTGGGTGTTCCCGTTTTCACCCTCCGCAAGTGGACAGCTGGCCAACGAGCGCCGAGCGCCGCCGCCGTGCAGCTGCTGGCCGTGCTGGGCACGCTCGAAGCGCTGGCCCCTGACGTGCTGGCCGCACTCACGCCGCCGCCGGATGTCGCCGCCCCCACCAAGAGCGCCGGACGGCCTAAGAAACAATTGACTAAGGCTCCCAACTAACCGTTGGTTAAGGAATCCAACCATTGATTAAGGCTCCCAACTATGAAACAAAGTTATAAGGCTCCCAACCAGCCAACAACCGTATGGCCGTTTCCCCCATTCCCAAACCCACTGGATAAGGGTACAAAGGTTCCTAAGTTCAACCCTGACAACTATGAGGACGCACCTATATGATTCACACTGATGAAGATGACGAATTTGCACGCATCGAGCACGAGAATGCAATGCGCAACGGGCAACCCTATCACTATGACGTTTATGTATCCCCGTCACAGCGCAACCAGGTGCTGGAAGAGGTGGCTAAAGAATTTGACAAAATGAAACCGTTTGGCGATACGGCTCAAAGTTTCGCCTGCTTTGTCAGGAACATGAAGCAATGAAAAAGCCCCTTGCGGGGCTTGATCAATCCAGCAACTCAGCCCCGTGAACACGGGGTTTTTCTTTTTTGGACAGCCTATAGATCTCGTCAAGTTGGCGTTGCTTGGCATCGATGACAGCTTTGCGGTGATCCTTAAACTGCACAGCCAACGCAGGATTGATAGCCCACTGGGCATGGTGCTGGTTCTCCCGTGTGCCGTCATCCATTCGCATGACCCATCTGCCCTTCTCCAATGGATACATCGCGCCGTAGATCATCTGGTCTTGTTGCCACACGTTGACCTTCTCGATCTGACGGCGTGCTGAGCGCTTGATCTCGGCCATGGTGATCGTGCTCTCATCGGCGTGCTGGATAATGTAGTCACGCAGCCAGGTATCGAAATTGGACGAACCGCTCAGCTCGGTTAGTGCA